TCTTTAAGACTGACTCTCGATTTATGAACTCACATCGTGACATTACTGAGCATTTTTCTCATGATAAAGAATATTGTCATGATAATATTTGGGGCTCTTTGATGAGACCCAACGGTGACAATTATCACCTTCATGCTACTATGATTAATCCCAGCCCTCAGCAAACAACTGGAGGTGAATATGATTATTATAGTCCTGTGTTTTATAGATATAGTATAGCTACAAAAGCGGGTGAGTGTGGAGCTCTCCTATTTATCACTGACTCTCATAAAGAGTCTAAGGTTATAGGTATGCATGTTGCAGGTAATGGTTCTTCTTACGGAGTTTCTGTCCCTGTTAAAAGAGATATAATATTATTAGCCCTTAGTTCTCTAGGTCAAAATTCTGAGATCATAAGGGACATTCTTTATGATACGGATTTGATTCGTGATCAGATAGGTAAGATTATACCAGCTCGATTTGAAGTTAATTCGATGGCTGAGCCAGGTTATATGCCTTTTGAAACCAATATTATCAAGTCTCCTCTCTATGGGACTATGGATCATATACTAGGACCTGTTCTAACTGTTGTACCTAAGGTAACCGCGAGGAATCTTCAAGAAACTTTTTATAAGTCTCGACTCAAATATAATAAGGAGACTAATGCAATCGATCCTAAACTTCTTGATACTACTACAGCTATCGTAACGAGGAAATTACTCAACAATTACGTGGGAACGGCTGTTATTAACAGAAGGTTGACCATGGAAGAAGCTGTTTGTGGTTTTGGTAAACTTAAACCTATACCTATGACAACTTCTTCAGGTTATCCTTATGTACTTAATCCTAAAACTAGGAAGAAGTCTCAAATTTTTGGTCGTGATAGATGTATTATCTTAGATAGTACGTCAGAACCGCACCAAAAAATTTTGTCTGATATTTCCAAGCTCGAAAATGGTAAGGACCCAGGTTTTGTTTTTTATGATTTTCTTAAAGATGAAACCAGACCTCCCGGTAAAACGTTGAGATTAATCTCAGCAGAACCGTATACCATGACTATCATATCACGTGTTCTGTTTGGTGGTTTCGTATCTTTTTTGAGAGATAATGCCATCTTTAATGGTTTGACACTCGGAGTTAATCCATTAGGTTCAGATTGGAATATGGTCTCTGGTACTCTCTATTACAAGAACAGAATTATAGCAGGTGACTTTAGTGGTTGGGACGGATCTTTTGCATCTTTCATGTACCACTTTTGGGGAGTTATTAGCTCTCGTTTTTATTGTGGTGATGATCCACTTGGTAATAGGGCTCGAACTACATTTATAGAGATCTTAAGAGGTTCGGAACATTTTGCTTTTGAGTTTACGAAGGGTTTCATATATGAAATGTATGGTTCCTTGTCTTCAGGTTCTAGTCTTACCATAGATGTGAATTCAGTTGGTAATATGTTATTGATAACTTATGCCGTTGTCGCAATATTAGACAGACAATCTGTCCTCATACCTATGGACTTTTATACACATTTCAATGTTCAAGTCCATGGAGATGATCATCTTATATCGGTATCTCCCGAGTATAATATCGACCAACAAGTTCTTACTGATCAGTTTAAACTTATGGGTTGGACTTATACTAATGATCTTAAAGATGATCAAATTTTCTTTTTCAGAAATCTTAGTGAGGTGACTTATTTAGGTCGCCTTTTTGTCTTCGCTGAGGATAAAAATAGGTGGATCGGTCCCTTAAGATTTTCGTCTTTAGCCGAGACGGTGAACTGGAGAAAGAAGACCTGCGATGATGCAGAGTTTATTTTATGTGTTCAAAACTTTCTTATTGAGATATCTTTACATAACGTGAAGATTTTCAATCAAGCCGTTGAGGTTGTGTTGAAAGAATGGTTGAAGTTTGGTTTCCAACTTCCTGATTGTCTAGATTATGAGACCTGTCGTAGAATGGCAGATCATTGTAATCTTTACCACCAGATAAATGGAACATGGGATTTGAAAGTCGCATTAAAGAAAAATTTCACTTCTTCGGACTTAATCAACATGAAAATTACAACTTTATTAGAAAACTCACGAAGCGAAGTACAGGATCACGCCTGTACGCATGAACCAAAGGATAGCGCCTTTGAAGGACATGAATGTTTAGAAACATTTATGTCAAAAACTCCTAGAACTATTCTTAACGAGCGAGTTAGGAGTAAAGCTTTCAGAATTAAGGATTCTTTTGATGCTGATGAGCTTATGTTTCCTTTTGATGATTTAACTATTCAAATGGAGACCCCCAAAGAGGATCCCATCAGTAGTGATCCTGGAAGACCAGCAACGACACAAGTTGATCAAGATGTTTCTGCATCTACTACAACTTTTGCCAATGATGGTGTTGAGAATACAATAGCTTATACTTCCAAACATGTTGATTCTTATGATATGACTAAACAAGCTATTTCTGATTTTATGGCAAAGCCTTATCTCATTTCACAATTACAGTGGAGTGTATCGGATTTACCGAACACTAATCTATACACTACAACAGTGTTAAATATGATTAATAGTGTTAGTATTTGGAAGAATAAACTTCAAGGTTTTTACTTAGCTAGAGGCACTGTTGTCTTTGTAGTTAAAATCAATGCAAATCCTTTCCAAGCGGGAAGATTAATGCTTAGATTTTTACCAAATGCTACTAAGTTTGCAGCAGCCCAAAACTCTACCAGAAATTATAATCTGGCTACAAAATCACAACAACCTGGGGTGGAGTTAGATTGTAGGGATTCGTCCGCTACTTTAAAGTTACCTTATGTTGCACCAACCACTTATGTACCAATTTTTGACTATATAGTTTCCAATATTGACACGTTTGATTGGGGTAAATTCTACCTTGATGTGTTCTCACCACTCACAACTGGAGCAAGTGGTGAGGGTACGATAGATATTAGTATTTATTCGTACTTTGAAGACTTTGAGTTAAGTGCCCCTATATGCCC